ATCAAAAACAATACAGCTGCTCGCACTAAAGTTGCTGTCGGTATCAAAGCCAATCGCAAAGTGGTTTTGACTGGCACTCCAATTACAAACCGACCTATCGAGCTACAACCTATTGCTGGTTACCTTGACCCTGCTACTTTTGGTAACTACTTCAAGTTTGGAGTTCGATACGCTGGCGCTCATCAAATCAACATTGGCCGCAAGACTGTTTGGGACTTCAACGGATCTTCCAACCTTGACGAGTTACAGAGAGTGTTACGACAGTCTTTCATGATCAGAAGAAAGAAGGACGAGGTTCTCAAAGAGCTTCCTGAGAAAGTTCGACAAATCATTGTGTTGCCTAACAGCGACTACAGCGACCAAATCAAAAAAGAGTTTGAAACCTTGGCTGACGCGGTTGATGAAACTTCTTCTGAAGACATCGAGTTCGAGCAAATGTCAGGTGTACGACATGAGACAGCTTTGGCAAAAGTAAACGATGTTGTAACTCACGTTGCTGCAATCGATCATCAGGTAGTGGTCATGGCTCACCACAAAGATGTTGTTGACGGAATCAAAGCTGGCTTGGAAGCTGCTGGTAAATCAGTGGTTACTCTGACTGGTGACTGCAACCAAGCTCATAGACAAAACGCGGTAGAAACCTTTCAGGCTGGCAGCGCTGATGTTTTTATTGGGACCATTGGAGCAGCTGGTGTTGGCATCACGCTTACTTCAGCAAGCCACGTTGTGTTCGCTGAGCTAGATTGGGTTCCGGGCAACATGTCACAGGCAGAAGATCGTTGCCACAGAATCGGTCAAGACAGCTCAGTGTTGGTTCAGCACTTGGTTGTTGACGGATCTATCGACGCGAGACTTGCACAGGTTTTGGTTGGCAAGCAAAGAGTGTTGGATAAGGCTCTAGACAATGTGGTTGTGAACAACATCAGCATCGAGGACATTGCTCTAGATGTTGAGACTGTCGAAAAGACCTTCAAAGCTAAAACCAAAAAGTCTCCTAAGCCTTTACCAAAAGCTGTAGTTTCTTCTTTACAAGATTTCGTAGCCAGCGTTGCAAGCGCATGTGACGGAGCTTTTGAAGAGGACGGTTCTGGCTTCAACAAAATGGACAGCGGTTTGGGCAACTCTTTGGCAAGACAAGACGAGTGGACTCCAGCTCAACAACACGCTGCCAAGACTATGGTTAAGAAGTACAAGAGGCAGATCGTAGCTTCTGGCTTAGGTCAAAAATACGACAAGGTGTACAACTCATAACAAAAGGGCTTCGGCCCTTTTTATTTGCTTTTAATCTTTTAGTGTTATACTGGCTCGGTCACTACGGTAACCAGATGGTCTGGTTGCTGGTCTAAATTTTAGGAGGACTGTAGCATGACAACACATTTTACTTCGGGAGTAACCAATGTTGGAGCGGATTCAACATTAGGAAAATTAAAAACTCCAGCACCCCACAAGTATCATTCTTACTTCAATGACTTTGATACCTATTTAGCGTCTGATTGGACAATCACAACCACAGAAGGTGGAAGTGGTAACGCTTCAGAAGCACTGACTGATGGCGATGGTGGATTATTGCTAATCACAAACGACGATGCTGACGACGATCATGACTTTTTTCAATTGGTCAAAGAAGGTTACAAGTACGAGTCTGGTAAGCAATTAGCGTTCAACATAAGGTTTAAAACTAGTGACGCTACGCAATCAGACATTGTTGCTGGGCTGCAACTCACTGATACAACCCCGTTGGACGTTACCGATGGAATCTTCTTTTTGAAATCTGATGGGGCAACAACTGTTACTTTTATAGTCGAAAAAGACAGCACGCAATCTACTTTAGATTTGCCGAATGCATTGGCTGACGACACTTTTATGACTGTAGGGTTTGTATATGACCCTAAAGATCAAAAGTTTCATGTTTTCCAAAACAATGTTTTGGCTGGCACAGTAGTCAGCACGAATGCTCCAGACGATGAAGAGCTAGCTCTTTCGTTTGGTATTCAGAACGGCGCAGCTGCCGCAAAGACTTTGACTGTCGATTATATCGGCGCTTACAAAGAGCGAACTGCTGTTACTGAACTTTAAACAGGAGGTGAGATATGGCTGATGCTGTAGCTTCCCAAACGATACAAGACGGAGAGCGAACCGCAGTAATGCGGTTCACTAACGTCTCAGATGGCACAGGCGAGTCTGCGGTTAAAAAGGTGGATGTATCTGCCCTAGCCGCAAACTCAGCTGGACAAGCATGTACAGAAGTTCACATTCAGCGCATTTATTGGATGACTGTCGGCATGAGTGTCAAGTTGGAGTTTGATGCGACATCAAGCGTCTTGTTGACACACATCCCGGCAGATGCAACGGGCGATGAGTATTACGATAACTTCACGGCTATTCCAAATAATGCTGGTAGCGGCAAAACTGGAGACATTGACTTTACCACGGTAGGTCACTCCAGCGGCGACAGTTACATGATTATTCTTGAGATGATCAAGAAGTATGACTAGGGAAAGATCATGAGTTTGGTTCCCGGCGACATGTCTTCTAGAATCAGAGCATACGAGTCTGGGTTGGGTCCAAACCCTTTCGGAATAAATGACCCTTACTCGTATGGCGGAATTGGTGGTTTGTTTGGCGGCATGGGCGGATTTAACCCTTACCAACAAATGCCAAGAATGGGAGGCTTTGGCCCTTACCAACAAATGCCAAGAATGGGAGGCGGTTTCTTCGGCGGCTTTATGCCAAGGTTTAAGCGTAGGGCAAGACCCGCCATGCCAGATTACTCTGGTCAAATAACCAGCTTGGAAGAAAAGATTAAGGCGCTGCAAGAGCAGTTAGCCGCAAGGCAAGCTGGTTCTGCTATGCCAGCAACTATGCCAGCAACTATGCCAGCAACTAGACCGACCACGGCTTCAAGCTTGATCCCTCAAGTCGATCCAGTGGCTCTCAAAGAGCTGCAAGATCGCGTAGCTGGCTCTGGAATACCAACCCCTAGGCCAGCGCCAGCTATTCCTATGCCGGGACCATCAGGCATGGAGGGCTTAGGTTTGGATCTTGCTGAAATACCAATGGGACGCGGAAGGGCTGGAGGGAAAACTATGGTAAAACCGTCATCGGTTGAAAGAATTATGCCTATGCCAAAGCCAATGCCAGAAATGCCAAGTTTCCCTATGCCACAAATTGACCCAATGGGGCGAGTGGCAGCGCCACTTACAAGAGGTCCGGTTAACGTAGCTATTAACAGTCCAAAGTTAGGAATTGGAAGACTAGGCGGAAGGATGATTGGATAATGGCAAAAGAAAAGCTAAACAAAGTAATCAAAGGTTTGAAGAAAGCGAGCAAAACTCACGCGCAACAGGCAAAAACTTTAAGCACGATTAAGATGAAAAAGGGCGGCAGCAGCAGCATACCTGATAACGTCAAAAACCCTTCGCTTTATTCAAAAGCTAAAGCTAAAGCAAAAGCTAAATTTGATGTTTACCCTTCAGCCTATGCTAACGCTTACATGGTTAAAGAATACAAAAGAATGGGCGGCACATACGCAGCTGAAGGCGGAGCAATCAGAAAAAACGGTGGAGGCGATGTGTCACTAAAAGAAATACCAAAAGGCAACAAAGGTCTTGGCAAGCTGCCTACTAAAGTTCGTAACCGCATGGGTTACATGAACGGCGGCGGCACGGTTAACAAAAACATCACAATGGTCCAAGGCCGTGGTTGTGGTGCGATTGACCCTAGCAAACAAAAAAAGACTAGAGTGCCTAGAACCTAATGAGTTTAAAAGATTGGTTTGGTAAGGGATCAAAAGGTGACTGGGTTGACATTGGCGCTCCCAAGAAGGATGGCAAGTTTCAAGCATGCGGAAGGTCTTCTGCAAAAAAATCAAAACGCAAATACCCCAAGTGTGTGCCTAGATCCAAGGCAAACCGAATGTCTAAAAGCCAAATTGCGTCTGCGGTTAAACGCAAAAGATCCAAGCGGCAAGGCGTGGGCGGCAAGCCGACTAACGTCAAAACATTTGCAAGCAGTGGTGGTATAATCAGCAACCAATCGAACATGGGTTTGTTCGGGAGACAGTAGGAGTCACTATGAATAAAAGAAGCAAGATGGGTTCTAACAAAAGAATGATGAACAAGGGCAATCCAGTCAAGATGGTCCGCATGATGAATAAAGGCGGAGCGGTAAAAACCCCTCAAATGCGTAAAGAGGGCGGTATTACACAAAAAGCCATGATGAAAATGAACAAAGGCGGGACTGTTAAAAAAAAGCCAACCCCATAAATGGCTTATCTTCAGTCCAACATTCCCTACTTTAAATGTTGGGTGCGGAAAGAGTACACGCACAATCACGAAAAATACCACGGTGAATTTATTCACGCGATGGCGGTGGCGGTTACAACCATGCCAACGCGATGCCTTTCGTTTCAGCTGATATTTACTGGCGCTGAAGTGGACACAGTAGAAGAGAACGTCCATGGCGGAGCCATGTGGGCAAGAATGCCGATTACTGGCTTAGCTGCTGATTCTGACTATGAAGGCTGGCCAGAGCCGATGCCAGTTTGGGCAGCTCAGCCTTGGGACTGTTCATCTCACAATCATTCGGTTTATGTCATTGATCGAGCAACGCCTTGTCCATGGCTTGCCAAGATTGATGGCGAGTTTTATCCAGCAAAATATTATTTCACGGTGGATTATGCGGAGAACGAGATCGCAGACGATCCAGCGCAGCACAAACAATCTCATGTTTTAGAGCTGCTAGATGCTGGTAAGTGGACGGGCAATATTGTTGCTCTGCCAAACAACAGAGTGCGAGTCACACACCCAGCTTGGTTTACTGTTGGCGAGGGTGCGCCAGACTTTAAACCGTCCCAGCACATCCACTACTCAAAAAGCGAACTTGATTATACATTGGATGTGAACAAGGTTTTTGATAACCTTTATGTTCCTGAAGAGCCTGAACGCAAGAAAAGGCGTAAAAGGAAAAAATAATGGCGGTAAGCGGAAGTAAAAATTTTGAACCCGATGTAGCAGAATACGTCGAGGAAGCATTTGAGCGTTGTGGCTTAGAGCTTCGCACGGGTTACGATCTGAAGACTGCACGCCGAAGTATAAACTTGATGTTGGCAGAGTGGTCCAACAGAGGTTTGAACCAGTGGACTGTTAAGCAAAAAACTGTCTCTATGGTTAAAGACACCAAGACGTACAACATTGACTCTACCAACGCAACCGCTCCAATTGATGTTTTGGACGCTTTTGTTAGGGAAGCGATTGGCGGTAGTGATGTAGATATGCCGATTAGCAGAATCAATCGAGCAGAATACGCAAACATTACGAACAAAAGCACAACAGGCAAACCAAACCAGATATTCGTAGATAAGCAGACCACGCCAACGATTTCGGTTTGGCCTGTGCCTGACAAGAATTCTACCTATGTCATTCACATGAACGTCTTGACTCGCATGGATGACGCTGACGCAGCAACAAATACCATGGATGTGCCATTTCGGTTTTACCCATGTTTCACCGCTGGACTTGCCTATTATATGAGTTTGAAAAAAGCGCCTGACAGGACTGGTGTGTTGAAAACCTTGTACGAAGAAGAGTTTCAAAGAGCTATGTCCCAAGATCAGTCGAGGGCATCGTTCAGAATTTCACCAAATCTCGGCGGGTATAACTCGGCTTAGTTATGGCATTTGCAAGCGGCAAACATGCGTACGGAATCTGTGACATAACAGGGTTTCGTTACAAGTTGCGTGATATGAAAAAGACATGGGACGGCTTGTTGGTTGGTCCAGACCAATGGTCACCGAAACACCCTCAGCTTCAGCCCAAACCGCACAGGCCTGATCCAGAAGCTTTGAGAAATGCGAGGCCAGATACACAAGATGATAATAATGCCTTTGTGGTGTACACAAATGTGCAAAGTGGTATACTTGGGACCAAACTAGATACCTACGAAATTACAGTGGGTCTAGGCGAGGTAACCATAACGACATGAGTTTCACACTGGCAACTTTAAAAACGGCTATTCAGGACTACCTTGAGTGTACTGAATCTTCGTTTGTTACAAATCTGCCCACTTTTATTAAAGAGGCGGAGTCTCGAATCTTTAAACTGGTTGAGCTTCCCAAGCAACGTAAAAATGTGCAGGGAACGCTCACTTCTAGTAACAGATTTTTAGCAACGCCAAGTGACTTTTACGCGCCGTTCAGTCTGGCAGTTATATCCAGCAGCACCTATGCGTACTTGGATTATAAGCATCCTTCTTTTATGAAAGAGTTTGCTCCATCCACTAGTACGACTGGCCAGCCTAGATATTATTCGCTTTTCGATGACACGGCTTTTGAGGTTGCGCCAATCCCTGACGCAAACTACACGGTTGAGCTTCATTATCTACATAAGCCAGCGTCTTTGACCTCTGGCGCAGATAGCGGCACAACCTTCCTTTCCACTGATTATCCTGACGCTCTTCTTTATGGTTGTCTCGCAGAGGCGGCAGTGTTCTTGAAAGAAACTCCAGACGTAATGGCTACGTTTGAAGGACGCTTTAAAGAAGCCATTGCTAGAATGAAGACGATTGCGGAGGGACGCGAACAAAGAGACGAATATCGCTATGACCTCCTGAGAACCGGGGTTAGTTAATGCAAAAAATAGAGTCTCTTGAGGGCGCTCACATAGCGATTGTGGCCCTTGGGAATTCGCAAGTTGATTTTGCGATAGGAAAAGAAAACTCAGTCGAGTGGGATGAAGTTTGGACGATTAATTCAGCAGCTGCTGTTTACAAGTCTGACCGGATGTTCATGTTAGATCCAGCTAGTCGTTTTTTTGATGGTGATGATGCTGGGCCTCAAACCGAAATCATGAGAAGCTTTCTGCCGCAGTGTGATGTGCCTTGTTACACTTGTGAGTTAGATACGAGAGTCCCTAGCGCTGTTTTATACCCTTTGAAAGAAATTGTGCAAGAAACCAATTGCGCTTATTTAAACAACACAATACCAATGACTATTGCTTTTGCTTACTGGCACAAGGTTGCGCGAATTGATTTATTTGGAATTGATTTTAGCTATAAAAGCAATTTGCATTTTGCGGAGGCGGGAAGGGCTTGTGTTGAGTTTTGGCTAAGCAAGTGCATGGACGCAAACATCCAAGTAGGGGTTTCTCATCGATCTGCGTTACTAGATCAGAACGTGCCTATCGAAGAAAGGATTTATGGCTTTCATAGGTTGAAAGATCCAATGGTAGCTGTGCCTCATGAAAACAATTGGATTGTATCGCCTAAATCCAATTTGGAATTGGAAATGAAAAAAGCTGGCGCAAGCATGCCGCAAGAAATCCAATCACCGGAGCCATATCGTGGGTGAAGAAGGATTTTTAGAGCTGGGCAATGTGATGGTTTCTACAACCGAGAACAAAGGGCATGACCCTGAATTTTGGGCAGAGCAGATCACCAAAAAAATATGTTCAATATCTGAAAATGCTGCTCCGCACATTCGCCAACAAGCAGAGGCTTTTCAGAATTACATTTATCAGATTGTGTTGCACGGAATCAAAAATGCTATAACATCTGATAGGACAACCATGGTAAACTTGTTGACAAGTCAAGGCCACCATGAGATGGCCACGATAATTAAGGAGTTATGAATGGCAATATCATCAGCTATAGCGACATCTTTTAAGCAAGAGCTGCTTGTCGGCACGCATAATTTTACTGCATCGTCAGGTAATTCTTTCAAGCTGGCCTTATATACAAGTTCAGCGACACTTGGTGCTGGCACTACAGCCTATGTGACTACTGGTCAGGCGACTGGAACCAACTATACTGCTGGAGGAGCTGCGCTAACTTCGGTGACTCCAACGACTTCTGGTACAACAGCCTTGTGCGATTTTGCAGACCTTACTTTTGGCACGGCAACCGTTACAGCTAGGGGCTGTCTGATTTATAACGACACACAATCTGATAAAGCGGTGTGTGCTATTGATTTTGGTGGAGACAAAACATCAACCGCAGGTAACTTCACGATTGTTTTTCCAGCGGCAAATGCAACAGCAGCGATAATTAGATTAGCTTAAAATTTTTACTTTTGTGGTAGACTTTTTCTATGCCACTTACCACGTTAAATTTTAAACCGGGAATCAACAAAGAGGAGACCGACTACTCCAACGAAAACGGATGGGTAGACGGCAACCTTGTTCGATTCCGAAAAGGCCGTCCTGAAAAAATTGGAGGCTGGGAAAAACAATCTGATACCAATACTTACATAGGATCTGGCAGAGCCTTACACAGCTGGATTTCGTTAGGCGGTGCGCGTTACTTGGGTATCGGCACAACCTTTAAGTATTACATTGAAGAAGGCGAAAAGTATAACGACGTTACACCGTTGCGTGTCACAACCAGCGCGGGTGACGTTACATTCAACGCGTCAAACGGCTCATCTACGGTTACGGTCACTGACACATCCCACGGCGCAGCTACCGGAGATTTTGTAACTTTTTCAGGCGCTTCTTCACTGGGTGGATTGGTAACAGCTGCGGTTCTTAACCAAGAATATCAAATACTGTTGGTTACAGGCACAAACACCTACACCATCACTGCAAAAGACACTAGCGGATCTACGGTTACAGCAAATGCAAGCGACAGCGGAAACGGCGGCAGTAGCGTTGTGGGTGCTTATCAAATTAATTCTGGGCTAGACGTTTATGTTCCTAGCACGGGTTGGGGCGTAGGAGCTTGGGGCGATGGCACTTTTGGCTCTTCTTCATCTATTTCGGCTTCTGGCCAGCTTCGACTTTGGACTCATGACAACTACGGAGAAAACTTAATTATCAATCCCAGAGGTGGTGGAATTTACCGCTGGGTTGAAAACAATGGCATTTCAGTCAGGGCGCTTGAGCTGCAAGGCATATCTGGAGCTAGCAAAGTGCCAACCCTTGGGTTGCAAGTTATAACCAGTGAAGTAGACAGGCATTTGATCGTGTTGGGCGCTGACCCGATTGACAGCAGCAGCGGAAACCGAACGGGCGTTGTTGACCCCATGTTAGTAGCGTTTTCTGACACTGA